TACAGCAACCCATGAACCACCGCCGACACGGCTAGCGGTCGCTTCGTAGGCTGTCGTCGAGGGACTCGCTACGCTCGGCCCCGGGCTCTCCCTATCGGCGCCTACTCAGCTCCAGATGGTGCGCGTAATATTATTATGCGCACCATCTTTCGCGGTCGGCCGGCCGGTCCCGCCAGAATTCCTTTATTCGGCCCATATATAGAAGCCAAGCCCGGCCATTCTAACGGAAGACGGTGCGCTCAGGTATCAAGAGTAAAACACTCTCCAAGTCCTTAGGAATTCTTTCGAGGAGCTATCTGCAAAACAACCACCCGTTCCTCATTCCATACGCCATGTCTCACACAAGCTTCCGTTTCAGAGCCAAGAATGTCTTCCTCACGTACCCACGCTGTCCTATTGGCCCTGAGTTTCTTTGTGATCATCTCTGGAACCTCGTTACCCCTTATGATCCACTCTACGTACACGTTGCTCAAGAAAATCACAAGGACGGTGGGCTACACAGCCACGTCCTCATTCAAACCAGGATCGAAATCAGCACTTTCGATCCTACGTATTTTGACTACACTGGGACTAGTATTCCTGGTGCAGTTGTCTTTCACCCTAACATACAGGCATGCAGAAACGTCCGTGACTGTTTGGCGTACATACGGAAGAACACCATTAACGAAGTATCCAAGGGAGCATTCAAGTGCAGTGGAGCTGGAAGGCCGAAGAAACAAGACTCGGCACCAAGCCGGGACGCCAAGATGTGTCAGATCATGTCTTCTGCCACCTCTAGGAGCGATTACCTCTCAATGGTCAGAGGTGCCTTCCCGTTTGAATGGGCTACTAAACTGGCCCAATTTGAATACAGTGCATCCAAGCTATTTCCAGATGCTCCCACGACGAATGCCATCCCGTCAAACATTGATCTCACCTGCCATGAGAACATCATGCCCTGGCTGCGGGACGACCTGTACACTGTAAGCGAATTCTCTTACTTCCTATGTACAGGATCACTCGATCCGAAGGGAGATCTGACGTGGATGGCGGACCATACAAGGAACGAGGGCAAGGAAGACGTCCCCGAAGCCTCTACATATGCGGAAGAACGAGGACGGGCAAGACAACATGGGCAAGAAGCCTCGGGCCACACAACTACTTCCAACACCAGGTGGACTACTTCGCCTGGAGCGAAGAGGCCACGTATGTCGTCATAGACGACATACCTTTCAAGTTCTGCCCGAACTGGAAGGCGATCGTGGGGAGCCAGCATGATTACACCGTCAACCCTAAATACGGTAAAAAAAGAAAAATAAAAGGAGGAATACCGGCCATTATATTGGTGAACGAGGACGAGGACTGGCTCATGAGCATGACAACCAGTCAGATAGACTGGTTTCTGGAGAATTGTGTAGTGTACCACATGACTCCAGGCGAATCATTCTTCAACTATGCCGAATAGGCCGGCGGCTGCATGTAATCTAAATTGTGTTTGGTTTGTGTGAAAGAAGCTTAGACGAGAGGCGCTTTTCAGGCACTCGACCACTTACCGCCAACGTCTCGCCGAAAAGCTTAAGTTTCTTAATACTTAAGTCTTTGTAAGGAATAAAGATGTATCTCATGACTCTTTATTAATACATATATATGTGTGTTACATATCACTGGTTCCCGATGCTCTTGAAATACATCCTCGTGGTACCATAGGCCATGTGCTCCATGCCTTGGCCGGCAGCGAGCACAACATAGAGGGCTCCGCCTTTGATATCGCCATAGTCACCCCCGGTGGTGTTCTTCCACTCCGTTCGGCAGTTGAGCTTGCTCACGAACTGCTTGACGTACACCGACCGGTTGCAAGGAGGTATACCAGTCCCATTACTCCAATCCTTAGACGAGTTAGACCCATTGGATTCCATCCGGTAGGTCCAACGTTTCTTCACCACGAAGCGATGAGCCACGTCACGTGCAACCTTCCAGGTCGTGGGGTAATCCACAAGCCCGTCCGGGTAGCCGAATATAGTCTTGCACGTAACCTGGTTGCCCGTGGGTTTAGCGTCATACACAACCCAACCACAGTGGGTAGCCTTGAAGCTATACTTACAGAGCTCCGCACGTAACACCATGACGTGGTCCAACGACATCTTGTAGGTCATGGTCTCATTGGTGTGTCTCTGACTCTCGTCAGAGCCACGGCTGTAGGAGGTAACCATCAGACAATTACCACCCTTCTTAACTTCCACCACGGCAGAACCCTGCGAAGCAAATGTTTGCACCTGGAGGCTCGGAAGCCTGGAAGGTAGCTGGGAATACGGAGCCACAGTCCTAGGTAAAACACGGCGGGACTTCCGACGATTTACCGAAGAACTACCAGCGGTCCTCTTCCTCTTTCCCGTCATTGGACGCATCAGACAGGGCCACCAGCTGCAAGGGCCTGCGGAGGAGGAGCCCTCCGATCACCCGGAGTGTTGCCGAAACCGAACTCGGTTATTGTCCTGGCCCGTTTCGCACGAGCCGATAACACACAGTCACGCACACAGACCCAGTAGAGAGCTGCAACAATACCGATACTAAGAGCCACGAACAGGAAGACAAGAACCAAGGTTCGCCAGGTCTGGTCCGAGCCAGCACTGGGAGTTTCGGAGAAAGGCACCTCAACCACTGGGGGCGAAAACACCTCTGGACCAGGTCCCTTCTCCATCTCAAAGGCAACAGCACTGAGTAAAGATTTATAGCGATAGAACGGCAATAATTGCAAAAGAAAATCCAT